TGCTTCAGGTGTAATATCCGGATCTGGTGTAAAGTTTTTTAGTTTACTTTGTGTATCTTTAGTAGCCATTATCTTTGCCCTTTATTAACTTATACATATATTATAGCATCATTAGATGATATGTCAACCATTTTGTTTAACTCAAAAGGATGGACGGGGTCAAAAGAACCCGTCCGTATTGTCCTTTTATGAACTTTGTGCAGCTTTGATATACTTGCCATAACGCTCGTGGAATTCATCAAAGCATTCAACTTCGTCTGGATCAATTGGTAGTTGGTATTGTGCAAGTGCAAGTTTAATGCCCATTACTACCATTTCAGTACCAAAGTTATCCATTGCAAAGCGTAGGAAGTTATTAACCTTATTGTCAAACTTCGTATCACCTGCATCACATGCTTCTTTAAGTTCGTAGCACAAAGAGATAGTCAACGAGTACATTGCACTAATTTCTGTAGTTTTTAGCTCTTTGACAGTGCCTTTAAGGATGTCTGTTGGATTAGGTAATTTAGAAGCAATCTTGCGATGCGCCATAAACTTAACAGCTAATCCTTCACCAACTGCACCTGCTACTAAGTCAGTTGTGGTGTTTTCGTCCAATTCATCTTCTAACAATTCGCTAACAAATGACCATGAACGCGGTGTTGCAAACGAACGTGATGAACTACGTGGGTCGAAGTCATACAAGTCTTGTTTTGCAAACTGCAAGTAACCAACAACATCTTGGTGTACTTTGTTTTCAACACTCCACTGAAACCAATCATCAAAGTTAACAGCAAGTTCTAAGTGGATAAAGCGGTTAGCTAACGGAGCAGGCATTCTATATGTAACACCTTTGTCAGCTTCTCTGTTACCGGCTGCAACAATCATTACATTGTCTGGTAGCTTGTAAGTGCCTACTCGACGATTAAGAATCAACTGGTATGCAGCCGCTTGTACGCTTGGCGCTGCCGAGTTCATTTCGTCTAGGAATAGTACAATGTGATCAAATTGAGCAGCAAACTCTTCGCTTGGTAATTCGCTAGGCGCACCCCAAACCATTGTACCTGAGTTGCTATCAAAGTATGGAATACCTTTAATATCTGTAGGTTCCCAAAGCGACAAACGAATGTCAATTAAATGTGAATTTGAAAATGTATCGGTAATTTGACGGATAATGTCAGACTTACCAATGCCCGGAGCTCCCCAAAGGAAAATAGGACGCTTCTTCTTAAGAGCATGTTTAATGCTTGCTTTTGCGCCATTTGGTGTAACTGTGCGAGTTGCATGTTCCATATTGTAGTACCCTCTTATTGCGTTGCTTTATTTAAACTATACATATATAATAACACATCTACAGTATTTGTCAACCATTTTCTACACTTTTTTTGATCTATTCATTGCTTTTGTTAAGCCATACTTGCGTAGATCACCTGAAAAAAGAGTTAGTTCTACTGCTTTTCGTTCGTTCGTTACTATTATACTTCGATTAGTAAGATAGTATGGACAATCAATAAATTGGTCTAAGTAAATAATTACCTGCGTAGTTAAGGGAGTATCTCTTGGATAGGGAATGTCGTATGTTTCGATATCAATTTCGGTTAATATATCAATTCCTTGTTCGGTTAATCGCAGTCCACCGGACGATTTGTTTCTACTATTTTGCCACCATAACGGCATAAACTGCTTTATAGTAGCACTATCTGTACTACGATTAAGTTGTTTAAGAAAGATCTTAGTGTAAGTTTCTTTCCAGTTCATACTTCTGTAACAGTCTGGCCTGAGTTCATTTTCACAACAGAAAACTCTGTCGATTTAAACATTTCATTTAATTTTGATGAAAGATTGTGAGCATGACCTGGATTAGAAAAACTAGTTTTCTTATATTTTGGACCAGGATAATTAGTTAGAATATTAGAACTTTTTAGATTAAATGGCTCGTCTTGATAAAACACTGCCCAGATAGCGTCTGCCTTCAACACTTGTTCACTCTTATAGGTCTTTTTATCTATACTTTCAAGAAGGACTGTTGGTTTTGGTCTGCTCATATGCGTATCTCCGAATTATATACGCATATATTTATCTCTTTTTATTTATAAACTACGTAGTTTACTCCCAATTAGACGTAGAACTTCCTAATTGAACTACAATTTTTTCATCATCAGTTGCTGATTTGTTAACAAGTAGGGCCTCTAAATCACCATTCAAGCGAGTCATTACTTCACCTAAGGTAAAAGCTAACCTTTTTGCTGTTTCGATATCTAGTTTAACTTCTCTTTGTTTACTAGCGTCTGCGGATTTAACAACAGAAATAAACTGCTGTACTGGAAGTGTATTAAGTGATTCATTTACTGGCATGTAGTACCTCAGGTATAAAATGGTGTGCAATTAATTTATGTGCTTCGACGTTGTAATGCTCTTGGTCTTTGGTCATAATATCAATGTCAATATCTAAGTTTTCTTTAATCCATACATTAGCTGGAGTATCGAATACCTTAACATTCTTTAAAGGACCAAACGTATCAAATCGCGATACAGGAAATTGAACTCTATCATTTATGCGCCAGACGTAAACTGGTACATTGCACATTGCATCTATTAGTGCAATGTCCTTACAATATTCATCATGTTTAAGATGTGTGTTAATTTCAGTATGAAACTTGATATGCATGTAATTGTAGTCAAACCCTAGCCACTCGTAACCGCCATGGGTCTCAGGACATCCTTCTTCATACTTAGCTACACTTGCCCATTTAACCTTTTCATTCCATTCAATTTCGTTATAGTTTACTGTATTAAAATCGTCGTATAAAATAAAGTTATCTGTTTCTTTACACTGTTGAGTAAAGTGACCTGGTTCTAGTTGAGTAAACTCTAAATTAATATTATTAGCTAGTAACCATCTATCCCAATATGTAGACTGAATTACTACACCTGAAATATTATCATGTATATTAAGCATATGACGAATCCAACGAGCATACTTTTGATTGCATGCACCAGCCGACGCATATATGTAACACTGTCCTTCGGCTAATTCGTCTGCATAGATCTGTGCATAGTTGTTCTCATCCCATACAACCTTTTGTATCTTTTTATCGTCATCAACATATCCCCAAAAGCCATTAGTGTGACTGCATCCAACAAATAAAAGATTACCTTGCATTTGCTTTACTCAGCGCCTGACGCATTTCGAGCTCGCTTTTAAATGGACCTTTTGTTTCATATCGTTCAACTGTAATTAGTTTTGGACAAAAGCTCTTAACCCAGCCTTTATCAAACTTAATAATATAGTACCCTGCGCAATACAAACTTTTAGACTTAGGACTTTTAGTAAATAATGCTAGTTTTTGTTTTACGTCAAACATTGGATTATACGGAGTACAACTAGCTGGAAAGCCGTGTACTTCTTTATCAATATGTGTAACATCTTCTTGTACACTAGTCCAACTAATGTCAGCACCAAAACTAGTTTTAAGTTGTTTGAGATTTGAAAAGAATTTAGTTCCTGTAGTATCTGAAAGCATATATTGCTTGTCTTCGGATACGCTTAATGTGCCTACTCGTTCACCTTCAGATTCGACAATCCAAAATTTATTCTTTAGTATTTCTTTTGCTTCTACTATCATTTAAGGTACCTCGCTTGTAATGGGGGTGCAAAGTACTGAGCCTGATCTGCAACTCGTTGCATATCCCACTTTGCACAAAATTTCATAAGTCGCATGCCAACTTGACTAATGTCTTTAGGTTCTACTTCTGCAATAGCTGTATCAATGATCTCTCTAATGTCTGTAGGTTGTGCAGTTAAATCACACAACACAACATTGCGATTATAGTCATCAAGTACACGATGTTCTAAACCATTATGATCAGTCCAACGCTGTAGCATCATATTATTCCAGTTATAACCTTTTGTAGTCTTATCAGCATATGCTTCAATAAGACCTACTTTATTCTTAGTGCCTTTCTTACGCACACCTGGGTAAGCACTAAACACATTATCACTAGTGTCGCCGCGCATACACTTTTCAAACAACATAAAGTCAGGCTCGGGTGCAAGTTTACGCTCTTTAGTCTTCTTATCAATAATAGGTTCACGCTTCTTATCATCAAAATAGCCGTCGTGTGCAATAATAGTATTACTTACACCGTTGTACTGTGTTACATTCGGAGCAATTAGCTGTGCAAAGTCACCGTCTGTACTAATAATAACATGAGTGTCATTAGGATGTGCTTGCACCCAACCTGCAATAAGATCATCAGCTTCGAGTTGCTTGTGCTGAATAACAGTACAGTTAGTCTTCTCTGTCATAAAGTTCTTAAACTCGTCAAAGATCTCCCAAAACGCTGTGTCTTCTTCACTC